GAAGCCCACCGCCCGACAGGTCGCTCCACTGCGAGACGAATCCACCCGTGAGCGTGACCGACGAGGCCACCGTGGCGTCCCACCACGCTGACAGCCCGGCGATCCGGCGAGGGTCGAAGCCGGTCGCAAGCGGACGCAGAAGGCGGGAATTCATCGGCATGGTGAATGTCGCAAGAGTAGGGTGATGTGACGACGTTAGCAAACTTGGGCGACAACGTCGGCGGCCAGCGGGCCGTAGCCGATAGCATTGCGGGCGCGCACTGACACATCCAGGCCGTCGAAGGACTCGCCCTCAACGGTGATTGTCAGCGAGCCAGCAGGAGAGTTAGGGTCGTACACGGGGCCGGTGACAACGGCGCCTTGGGCGTAGTCGTCCAGCGGTGCGTTATCGACCCAGATTTCATAGTCCAAGATGGGGAGGCCACCGTCAGTGGGCGGGTAGAACACCACCAGCGAGTTGCCATCGGCACAGCATTCGATCATCTCGGGCGCACCCGGCACGTTCTGAATCGACACGGTGCCGAGAAACACCTTCGACGGCGAGCCGCTGCCGACGCGAAAAAGGACGCTGTTTGTGCCGACTGCCGCAGCCATGCTAGGTGATGATGTAGAGGGTCTGCGAGTCCTTCACGGCCAGAGCGTCGTAGGCCGCTTGCGTGATGGTGACGATGCGGCGGAAACCAACCGCGCTGGGGAAACCTTTCACCGTGGTGCTGGACTTGCAGTACAGGGTGCCGTCCGTGGAGTTAAGGGCCAGCTCACCCTCCTCCAGCTCCGATGCGACCGGCGACTCAGAAGCGACGATAGACTCCCGCAGGCGAATAGGGCTATCGCTACCAGGAGCAAACTCAAATGCCATTCTTCACCCCTTTGCCATAACCGTCATGGCACAGGTCGTCCCGCCCACAACGACGGGCACCACATAATTGACGGCAAAGCAGGCGTCCGGGACCGGGAGAATCCCCACGGTCACCGCCGAGGTTACCGCAGAACCGTCTGCAAAGATTGCCCGCGGGGTCACGGACGGGTCTACAGTCCCGTGCCAGTTGATCTGCGTGCAGGAGTTGGCGGCTGCGATCATCACACACGCCCCGCCAAAACGGCCGAAGGGAATCATCCCTGCCGTTGTGGCGGCCACGGAGTTAGCCGTAATCACTGAGCCGGGAGAAAAGTGCCGTGCGATCTCGTTCATAGCCGTCCCTTTACCTTGTAGGCGTGTTTTTCAATGATCTTCTCACGCAACTCCCCGGTCTTGGCTGTCGGGTTCTTGCGCTTCTCCTTGCGAAGTTCGTCTTTGATGATGGATTCGGCCAGAACCACGCGCTTCGGCGGGGCCTCGCCGGGGTCGTAGTTCACGCTGCCGGTTACGTGCAGGCGCCTCTTGCGGGCCACGCTCAGAACATCGTCGTTGCCCGTGACCCACGCGGCCGGGTCTTTCCAGCCCCGCTTGTCGGCTATCCCGGCGCAGTAGTATTTGCCCGAGATATTGATCCCGGCCTGGCGGGCCTCCCGGGCGACGTACTGAGCCTGACGCTTCGGCATTTCGTCCAACTGCTCGTTGTTCTGCCGCCCCTCCAAGAAGGCCCGGTCAGTGCCCTTGGTCCCCGGTGGCTGCTGAAGGGCAACCATGGCAGCCCACCGCTCCCCGTAGGGCAGGGCTTTCTCGTACATGCTCTTGGCCCAAATGCCAGCGGCTTCGATCTCAGGCGGGTAGGTCATATAAGACTATTGGCCTTGGGGAGGGGCTTCGGGAGGAGCTTCAGGCGGGGGAGGCGGCGGAGGAGGTGGAGGGACCATGTAGCGGCTGATATCCACGTTCATCGTCTTGCCCCAGTCCTCCAACATGGCATTGAAGATTTGCGGCTGCCCAGCCTGGAGCATGCCCTGCGCCACCGGCATCATGATCTGCATGGCGTTGTTCATGTTCTCCACCTTGGTGGCGATATTCGGCTTGCGCGCCGAGCCAGCCTCCACCCGGTAGGAATACTCCCGGACAATCGACTCCGGGTCTTCTCCCTGGACATGCATCTGCCAGGCTTGCGCCGCCATCGGCCCCAAGACAGGCGCAACGTCCTGGGGGTAAATCAACCATCGGGCCAAGAGCGCTTCCTTCCTGGCCACCTCAGACAGGGCGTCTTCCAGGATGTTGGCGTAGTCGTCGGGCCTCACGGAAATCTGCTCAGACTTCACGGCGGCCTCTGCTGCCGACCTGAAGGAGGCCCTGGTCATACCGTAAATTAACTCTGTCAGACCGACGCGGCGGTCGAACAGGTCCGTCACGGCCTGGATGATGTTGTACATGTCCTGGGTGACGCCAGGCATCTGAAAGACCGAGATCACATCATTGACTGAGCGACCGACAGACTCGCTGATTTCAACGATGTTGAAACCGCCCTCGTTCTTCTCCAGGATCTTGGCCTTGAGGTCCGGGTCGGCGTGCTTGGCAACACCAATGAGCGTTTGGCTGGAGGTCGCAATGCGGGTGGCGAGGAACGACATCGCCCAGTTGATAAATCTAAGCTCCCCAATTCCCGGCCGGATCAGTGAGATCGGCCAGGAGTAGCCCGGCTTGCCATGCCACGCCAATGGGGTGAACGGCCACCCGCTTGGCTCTGCCCAGAAGGGGATGGGCCACTGCGCGGCCATGAACAGCGCCTGGGGGATCCCCGTCTCGTCCACTTCCTCCTGCAACATGGCAGGGGGAATGTTCAGTGGAAAATCAACCCCCTCCGCCACAACGATGTAGCAATTCGGACCAAGGGCGTCGAACTTTCCTCGCAAGTCCTGATCGGCGTCCTTGAGCCTGTCGCCAAATCCAGTCTTGGAGTAAATCTCCCAGTAGACGATCAGGTCGTTCGTCTTGCCGGTCTTCTTCTCATGCTGATAGCCGCGCTCAGTGGAATCGGCCTGGCGAGAGTAGGATTCGATGGAGCCCTTCAGGTCGTCCCGGGATAGGCCGAACTTGGCGGCCACTTCATCGATGGGCTGGATCCTTCGGCGCGCCGCCCAGCGGATGTCTTCAAACTCATCCGCATCCGGATCCCAGACCAAGTTGTCGATGGTGTCGTAGAACGACCCGGCCATCTTCGTCTGCCCGCCGGGAGGGGTGTACAGCTCATGCCACCATACTCCCGCGCCTTTGATGAACGCTTCCTCCACCACTTTGCGAGAGTGGTGCTTGAGGTTCAGTTCGTTGGGGGTGTAGTTGAGATAATCTTCCAGGAGCTTGGCAATGACCTTCCGCCGCTCCAGCATCATCTGCTGCTGCTGGAACATCTGCTGGTACTGCATCATCCCCGGGTCGGGCATCACCACCGGCTGACCATCCGGACCCATGACAGGCTGGCCGTCAGGGCCCATCTGCGGGACCGGAGGCTGGGGAAAGATCCCGAGGAGCTGCGGGCCGATGACCGGGTAGTCTTTCGGGGTGACCGTCCTGGTCGGATTGCGGTGATGGATGACCGCCGTGAATAACCGGACGGCCTCCCAAACGCGGTTGACCATCATCCGGAACGGGGGCGGATCGATGCCCTTGTTGTACCCACGCTCTCCACGGGAATAGGAGTCCTTCCACATGAAGTCGGGGTCGCCGGCAAAGAACCCCATGGCCTCCGCGGCGTCGTCGCTGAAGGGACGTTTGTATTTTTCAGCCTGCCGGATGCATTCTGTCCAGCGCTTACAAAGTGGGCGCAGCGGGTTCTCGTCAGCCATGGAGTTCTCCTACCGACTAGTGTCCGGTTAAGCCTTTTTCGGGGCTGTGGCGGCCACCTTCTTGTCCAAGAGGCTGACTTTCTCGCTCAGAATGGAGATCGTCGGATCCTTGGGCTTGTGTTCCCAGTAGCCGTACCGCTTCCAGTCCGGGAACTCGTTCACCCCCGGATCAGTCAGGTGGTGGACCGAGGGCTTCACCACGCCACCCAGTTCACCCGCAATGGCCCAGAGGGTGAGGGTGCGGGAGGCCAGGACCGACACAATCGCCGGGACCGGCGTGGCGTTTTCATGGGCATAGAACAGCACAATGTCGCCCAACTCAGCCTTGGGCATGTCAAAGGAACTCACGGCAATCTCCTGCTGGGCCCGAGGATTACGTGGGGGTCGGTGGACTCCCGCTGGCGGCGCTTGCGCTCCGACAGCCACTTCACCCACCATGGATCGGGACCGTAAGTCCGTGGGGGTGCGTGGTATTTGGGTTCGTAGGCGCAGAGGTACTCAAGCGACTGGCAGGCGTGAACCTCGCCCCTGGTCTGGGGCTGGTCGGTCACAAAGACCTGCCCGTTGACCGTCGTCGTCTTCTTGCGATACCGCTTCAGTTCCCGAATCAGGTTGGGGCAGGAACCCTCCAGGATCTTCAGTCTGGTCGTCCCGTCGCCCTGGATGTGGAGCAGTTGGCGAACGATGGACGTTCTGGCCGGGATGTCATCGGAGCCCGGGATAAACCCATGCCCGCCGATGGTGAAGCGAATCTTCCGCTTCTTCAGCTCTTCGGAGTACAGCTCATGCGGCAATCGTCCAGACCCAAGATCACGGAGCAAACCACCGTGCATATCCATGATCGCCGCGTGGATGTGCTGACTCAGCACCTTCACCCCAAACTGCTCGCCCCAGATCAGCGCGTTGCAGTTCCGGATGTACAGCTCGTCATACACAACCAGGAATCGCTCATGCGGCGGGACTGCGGCGAAGAGGGTCGCCATCACCGCATGGCCAGGGTCAATCGCCACATACCGCGTCCAGTCAGGCGGAATGACGCCGTCCTTCAACTCCGACCGTGGCAGGATATGCACGCTGCGGTTGAACGTCGGGTACATGAGCGTGGATTCGGTGGTGAACTCACCCTCGGCCCGCATCCGGACTTCGTCGGCCCCGAGCGCACTCCAGCGTTCGATGTTCTTCCGCTTTTCCTCGGAATCAATAAAGTTGTTGTCCAGAAATCTGAACGTGAACTTCTTGATGATCGGATTCTCTTGCCCCTCCTCCACCGCTCGGTCGGCGCGTTCGCACAGACCAAGGAGCGCATCATTCCTGGACCAAGGCATGGCAGACCAGACGAAGCGACCTTTGCGATCTGCCAGGCGAGCCTGAGATTCACCGACGAACGCCTCGTTGGTAACGTCCTCGTCGATCCAAATTAGGTCGGCCTGGTAGCCCTGGGGCGGTTCACCCTCAGAAGAGAAACACCAGATCGTCCAGCCGTTCGTCAGCTCCAGCTTGTTGAGGTAGCCGGCGTTCTTCAGCACCCAAGAGACATCCTTCACCAGCCGCGGCGGGATCAGCGGGGGAGCTGGCTTGCTCTTGCTCTTGTCATCACCTTGGCGGATTGATCTCCACTGGCCGGTCGTCTCATCTTTGATGATCCGAAACGCCCCGGCTTTGAGGAGGATCGGATAGATGACGAGCCCAATGTGGGGCCAGTTCCGGCCGATGATGGCGAGGTTGCCTCCTTCCTTGGGGTACTTGCCGTAGGGATCCTGGCCTGTAGCTGCGCGGGCCGCTTCCACCGCCACGGCCAGAGTTTTCCCGCCTCGGTTACCACCCAGAACAATCCGCTCCGAGGCCAGGCACTTGTGGAACTCATCCTGGTGCGGCATGGGCTCATAC